GAACCCATTTTGCAAATTCATTCAAGCGATACAGAAAAACCAAAGTAGATACACTGAGCAAGATGATCGGCTGCACTTGGGCATTTTTTACATCTTGGATTGAATCAAAGTTTACCAAAAAAATGAAATGGGAGAACTATGGAAGCTATTGGCATATTGACCACATTGAGCCATTAGCTGCTTTTGACGTGTACAATAATGAACACATGCTAAGAGCGTGGCACTATACCAACCTCAGGCCATTAAGTGCCAAAGAGAACAGAATTAAAAGAGCCAAGATCATCACTCATCAGCCTGAGCTGATTATGACAATACATTAGAATGACCATAAAAGTTTGGCGTTTTGATAGTTAATGTCGCAAAATTCATAGCCATTAGAAAAAACGCCGTCATGGACCCGCGCCGGGATAAGAATACTAGTACAGTGTTCATTTTGGCAGGTTTCCGTCCCACGCCCATTATTTTTATTTATGCAAACTTTTTGCATTTGTATTATGCAATTCATTTGCATCAGAACCAGTTCTCGGCATCCTGACGCATCGACACCGATCATCCAGTTTTTCAGGTAGCCGCGCCCGAGTATGTGGAAGCTCCCGAGGACATCCTCGCCGAGCGCATCGTGCGGCGGTGGCGGCAACATGCAGATCTTAGCCGGCAGCAAGCCATCGACATCGTAAAAGTGGAGTACGTGCAATTCCAGATTGAGCGAGAGGCACGCGACCTCGACCACTACAGCTACGCCAAAGGTATCTCTGCTGTACTGGCCTACATCGCTGACTCAGCAACCCCGATGGTCGAGCTGGATGCGGTCGCTTATTGCTACGGGCTGATCGGTCGTGCGGAAGAGTCCATGGACCAGATCGCGAAGCGCCATCGGATCTCCAAGCAGGCATTTTCAAAGAAGGTGGAGAAAACGCTGGAGAGCTTTCACCTCAAGCCCAAACACGGGATGAGGCCACAACCGCAGCGCCGCATCTACGAGTCAGTCCACCACGCTAAGTGGGAGCACATCGAACAAGACGCACCCAAACAATGACCAGCTACATCACAATCGACCCAGGAGTAAACGGAGGCATTGCGTGGGGCTCCACCGCGCTCTCATCCTGCATGGGGATGCCGGACAGCGACACCGAAATCGCGGAGGAAATTAGCCTGCTCTACAGTATGCGGCCAGGCATTAAGTGCATCATCGAAGACGTTCCGAAGTTTGTCGGAAGGGCGCTACCGGGATCAACCATCTTCCCTCTCGCGTTTAACTGCGGGCTGGTTCGCGGGATTGCGGTGTCGCTCCGGATGCCGGTCATCCTAGTCAGGCCGCAAGACTGGCAGAAGCATTTCCGTCTTGGCACCAAAGGAGACACTACCGGGACCACCGAATGGAAAAACAAGCTCAAGGCCGAAGCACAGCGGCGCTACCCACATCTCAAAGTCACACTCAAAACAGCGGACGCACTTTTGCTGCTCGCCTACGCACAGGAAAAACAACTCTAACTACCATGTTTACACCAATCAAACTCGAAACCAGAAAGAACGTCTCTCGCTTTAAGGGGATGCAAGTAGGCGAAGTAAGAGAGCTTGCCGCTAAGTCAAAAGCTCAAGCGGTCGCAACGCTCCGCTTCCGCATGAAGAAGTACGTGCACGAGATCTACACGCTGGATGACTCATCAATGCCATTCCGTTTCCGCCGCGACGCCTGACCTATGCAACTAGCACTACCTAATTTTGACACGTTCAGCCAAACAGAGCTGGAGGATTTCGCAGCGACTGAACTTTCGATGATGCGGGAGGAAGCGCAGGCCGCATCGACGATGAGCCAGACCGCATTCCAACGCGCTTGGAAAGTCGGCAAGGCGTGCGTCAAGCTCAAGGAAGGAGTAGACGAGGACGACTGGGAAGCATACGCGACCCAGCACGTGGGCGCCGGTGACTACTATGCGGTTTATCGGTGTATGCGCCTCGCGCGGATGTCACCGGACAAGCCGCCGCTGCAAAAGACAGGGAGCAGCCAGTACAAGCAGCTACAGATTGCGATGGGGCTTGAGTCCGCGCCAAAAACGACCCCGCGCAAAACGGACGTGCTCAAGTTCCAGAATTTGATGGCATCGCTCGGTTGCATCAAACGCTGGTGGCGTGAGGGGCACGTCATCGAAACGCTCGATGCGGAGATGATTGCCGAGATCCTAGAGGAGATGCAATTCCTGCAAGAAATTTATGAGACACTCACGAAGCAGATTCCCGAAGCCACCGACACCGCCTCAAGTGGATAGAGAGATCATGCTGGGTGAGGTGCCGAAGAGGCTACAGCAGACCATGGACGTGTCGAGAGAGACTGTCGCTGACTCGCAGGAACGACTCGGTGACACTGGCGTGCTCTTACGTGAGTGGATTGAGTGGTGCGAGAGCACTGGCCGCGCTGCACATGCTGCGGATCTGATCGAGCGCAGCCGTGCGGAGATGCGCAATCAATAACAGCATGGATGCAACCACCGCCGAGGACACACAGAAGAAGCTGCAAGACCTGCTCGCGCGGGTCGCTGCCGGTCATCCATTGTCCTATGCGGAGACCGAGTTTCTTAAGAGCCGCAACACCCAGCCGCGCTACGAGACTCAGAAAGATGTGGCCGACTTTTTCTCAATCTCTCCGGGCGCGTTGCGTCGCTGGGAAGAGAAATATCCAGAAGCGTTCGCAAAAGGGCCGAATGGGTATGACATCGAAAAGATTAAGGCTGCGCGCCAGCAGTTTTTGGCCAGCGGCAAGTACACGCGGCTAAACGACGGCGACACGATCAACGTCGAAGGCGTGCAGGACGTGGCATCACTCAAGGCGCGCAAGATCCATCTGGAGTGCCAGAAACTGGCCACACAAATCGAAATCCTACAGTCGAAATACGTCTCAGTCGATGAGGTGCTGGCGCAGGTCCGAGCCGTGATGTATGCAATCAAGGAGAAGATTAAGCGCATCCCGCCAGAGATGGCCTACGAGGTGAGCGGCGTGTCACCAGCGGAGGCCGAGGAGCGGCTGCTTGTCTGCATCGACAAGATCCTGCGCGAGATGGAGCACGAGGATTACAACAAAATCGAGGAGCAGCTTAAGTCCAAGAAGGTGGACGTTGAAATGATGGAAGTCGAGATCGCGCCAACCGATCCAGTAAAGCGAGGGAGACCGCGCAAAAGCTGATGGCATTTTCGATCTACTCATTAATGGCCGAGGTTTGGCGGCCAACGCCCAAACTTCCGGTGGACGAGTGGCTGCGCACGCACGTGCGGTTCGAGCGCGGGCCGATTCTCGGGTCGTTTGACGTGCGGAACTCGCCATGGATCAAGGCGCCGCTTGAAGAGCTGCGGAACCACGAGACGAGGGAGATCATCTGCGCGTGCTCGGTGCAGAGTGCCAAGACCGCCCTGGCCGAAGGCGCCATGTTGTACCTGATCGCTGAAGAAGGCGGGGACATGTGTCTCTACCTGCAAACCGACGAGCACGCCGATGAGTTCCTAGACACCCGGTTCAAACACAGGATTCTCGACTGCAAGCCGGTCAGGGCAATGCTTAACAAGGGGGACAAGTCCATCCAAAAACGGACAGTGGCGTTCGCGCACATGACCCAGTACGTGATGGGTGCCAGCAACATCCACAATCTCCAGTCAAAAGCGGCGCGCTACGTCATCGGGGACGAAGCCGCCTACTGGACTCACGGCCACATCGACGAGTCCCGCAAGCGGACAACCTCGTTCGATGCGCGCAACAGTAAGCGGATCTACGTGAGCACGCCGATGAACAACAGCGGTGAGTTCTACGAGTCCTTTTCTGCTGGGTCATGCAGTGAGTGGCACGTCGCTTGTCCCGCTTGCGGGGAGAAGTGGCCGATGGTACTTGGTCAGCTCAAGTGGGACGGCGAAGGAGCCAAGCTGGCTGATGGCAAATACGACCTCGCGCGGATCAAGAACACGGTCAGATACGAATGCCCCTCGTGTAAAGTCCACCTCAAGGATGAACCGCAGGTGCGCAGGCAGATCGCAAACAGCGGGTTCTATCAGAATCAAAATTCAGCGCCTGACCCGCGCGTCAAGAGTTACCACTGGAACGCTTTGACCGTGCCATGGGTAGCGTGGGACACGATAGCCAGCGAGTTTCTTAAGGCCGAACACGCGCGGAAATTGGGTGATTACTCGCCATTGGCGGAGTTTGTACGCAAGCGGCTGGGTGAGTTCTGGGATATGCGCGAATTTCAGTCCGAAGAGGTTAATTTGTCGGGCGGTTTTGCGATGGAGGAGCCGTGGGACCAAGAGTTCCGCCGTTACATGACGGTGGACGTGCAGCGTGACTATTTTCGCGTCATCGTCCGGTTGTGGGCACAAAACGGCGAATCTCGACTGTTTTACGCGGGTGAGCTGCACACTTGGGCGCAATTGGCTGACTTGCAGAAGAGATTAGAGATCACCGACCGGCGCGTGTTTGTTGATTGCGGTTTCGAGCGGTACCAGGGTGAGGTCTATCGGCAATGCGCAGCCAATAATTGGATCGCGCTCAAGGGCGACAAGGCGCAGTTCTTCACGTGGACATTGCTGGACAAGCGGACAGGCCGGAGCCGGTCGGTCAAACGTCCTTATTCGCAGATCCAGCACGTCGATTCGGGCGTAGGGCTTGCACGATCCAAGGTGCGCAACGCTCGACAGGCTGACTTGTGCGACCGTATTGTCTGGAGCAGCGACTACATCAAGCTGGTGTTGCATCGTCTGCGCGCAGGCCAGGGGGCATCGTGGCAGATCGCGCACAATGCGCCGAAGTGGTACTTTAAAGAGATTCAGAACGAGGTCTTTGTCACGGAGAAGGACAAACGGACTGGCAAGAACAAGACTTTCTTTAAAAAGCTGGGCGAGAACCACTCGTTCGATGCCGAAGCCATGCAGGTTCTGGCCGCTTGCATCGAAAAGATCATCGGACAGGCCGAAATCATCACAAACGACGTGGAGGCTGTCAACGCTTGACAGACAGAGTGACTTTATGGGTGGCCCTTCAATTTTACGCTATGCGTCGCTGCAATTTTGCGAGACGCTTTATGATCAGTGTCTTTCGGCGCTGACCGAAGGCCAAGGTACCATCGTGATTAGCACATCCGGCGGCGGTGAGTCCGAAACCCGCGCATCTGGATCAGACGGCGGTATACCGGTCATGACTTTGATGCGGGCTGTGATGCGGAGGATGCACCAGCTCGACCCCGTAAAATATCCGGGCATTTCCAACCGCCTCAAACCTGACTTTTCAACCTTTCCGCTATGAGTTTTATCGAACAGACCATCAGGTTTTTCAGTCCGGCAACCGCCTTGCAACGCCAGCGCGCAAAGGCGCAGCTAGAGGCGGGCGACAAGGTGGGATATTGGCGCGTCGGGGCTCAGTCATCGACGAATCGCCGGGCGAGCGGTCAAGCGTTGGATCAGCCTGATTCCAGCCGCAACCACACCGACCGGGTGACGCTAATTAGGGAGGCTCGATGGCTGGAAGAAAACAGCAGCGTGGTCAAAAGCATTCTGCGCAAGTACCGCACCTTTTCCGTGGGCCGCTTGCAGTACGTGCCGCGCACAAGCTCCGAGGAAGCCAACAGAGCAATCACGGCTTACGTGGAAAGGTGGATGTCGAGCTGCGACCTGACCCGGCGCCACCATTTTCGCGTGCTGGCCGGGCTGGGCGTCACGTCGATGAAGCGGGACGGGGACATCGGCTACATCGTAAGCGAGGTGCCAATGACGCAGCTCGACGAGATGCTCAAGATCAGTCCGATCCGACTGCAAGCCATCGAGGCTGACCGCATCGGCTCGATTCCTAATCGCAACGGGACGGATGCGAAGCCGTTTAAGCCGCTTAAGAGAGGCGAGCAAGACTTTTCCGGCGTTGTCATCGACTCGACGGGCAGGCCGATCCGATACCGGATCTACAATCGCAGCCTGACCGGTGAGTCCATGATGCCTGCGCTTGAGGTGCCTGCGCAGGAGTTCCTGCACCTGTTCGACCCGACCCGGTTAGACTCTTATCGCGGGTTCTCGGCGTTCGACGCAGCCATCACCGACATCAAAGACCTTCAAGAGATCCTCGCGTGCGAGAAAATCTCAGTGAAGTATTTGTCCTCGATCAGCGGCGTCATCAACAACGCAGACGGCAGCGCAGATCAAGACGTTTCGCTGGACACGACGCACAGCGACTACATGTCGGATGCCGACCGGATGAAGAAGGTCGAGCCGGGCGCCATTCAGTACCTCGCAGAAGGCGAATCGTTCAACCCCGTTGATTTTAACCGCCCGTCGCCGACCTTTAACGGGTTTCTTGACACGCTTGTCCGCTCGACCGGGCTGGCCGTTGGGCTGCCTTACGGTTTCATTTATTCCTGGGCGGGACAAGGCACAGCGGTGCGGATGGAAGCGGCGCAGGCTGCTCGTGAGTTTGAAATGACCCAGCTAACACTGGAGGAGAAGCTGCTTTACCCGATCGTAATCCGCGTCATCGCTCGCGGCATCCAACTCGGTCACCTGCCAGCCGTACCAGACTTTGATGCGGGGGAGTGGCGCTTTCCGGCCAAAGTCACAGCCGACATCGGGCGCGAATCCAAGGCGCTCATCGACGAGACCATGGCTGGGATTATCAGCAAAACGCAGATCGCAGCGGATCGCGGTGAGGATCGCAACATCATCCGCAGTCTGCTCCGCGCTGAAGCCATGGAGCTTGTCGAGGACGCCAAGATGGTACAAGACGCATCTGGCGGAGTGCTGGATCTGCCGACAGCGATTTACATGCTGGAGCGGCGGGCGCCTAACGCGCCGGCTATACCGGCGCCAGCGGCTGCGTCTGCGGAGGACGTGCCAGAAGTCGAGGACGAGGCATCACCCGAGGACGAGGCCGAAGATATTGCCGAGGACGAGGCAGAGGCTGGTAGCACTGATTGACATCGGGGCGGCGTGTATGCCAGTCACCGAAGAGATTCAGACATTCGCAGCGTTTCAAGGCAAGGTTTCAGGAAACACCATCATGGGTGTTTCGCTGATCCAAGAAGGCCCGGCGCTTGGTCATGGGGTGTTCGTGGACAAGCGTTCGCTCAACAAGTTTAAGTCCTTAGCAATCGAGAAGGGCCGGGTGAAGGCAAAGCTGAATCACTTCTCGTCGGTCGAGGACACGGTTGGCTATTACGAGAACTTCCGAGTCAGCAAAGGCAAGCTTCTCGCTGACCTGACCTTGTTCGATGCGCACAGCGGAAAGGAGATGCTGCTGGAGATGATCAATGAAATCCCGTCCGCTTTTGGCGTCTCCTTGATGTTTGCAGCGGATGCGCCAGAATTGGACAAGGAAAGCGGCAACTACATGACCCGCCCACGCGGCTTATACTCGGCTGACTTTGTAGACACACCCGCAGCCAATGCTGACGGCGTGTTCTCGGCTGATCAGATTGACAGTGACGAAGATGTTATGCCAATTGACCCACCGGCGCCTGCGCCAGAACCTCAAGTTGATTTTTCCGCCATCATCGCGGAGCAGTTCGCCGCTTTCACTGCTAAGTTTGACGAAGTGGCTACGCAGTTTGCCGCCGACAACGCCAAAGTGCTCGCCGAGTGCGAACAACTCAAGGCCGATCTGAAAGCGTTGCAGTCTGGCAACAGCGACATCGAGCTACAAGCTCGCTTAGCCGCCGCCGCTCCTGCTCCTGCTGCTTTTGCCGCTCCTATTAACGAGCCAGAGGTTAAGGTACCAGCCATCTCCTACCACGAAGCCAAGAATCAAGCCATCGGAACGGCCACCGGCCTCGATCGCTTAAAAGCGGTTCGCGCGTTCACTGAAAAATTCCCAACCGAAGCGGCCTACGTTTCGGCCAACTCATAACAACTTTCTCTCAAGACCATGCCACAAGCCAATCTTCTCGATATTGCCAAACTCAACGGCTCCGACACCATTGTCGGGCTGATTGAGGAAACGCTGACCTACGCTCCCGAGGTTCAGATTATGCCAGCGCGCACCATCCGAGGCACCAGCTACAAGATCGCGTCGCGCGTCTCGTATCCGGGCGTCGGATTCCGTGCCGCTAACGAAGGATCGACCCCGAGCAAATCGGAGTTCGAGAATCAACTCATCGAGTGCTACATTCTCAGCGGTGCAGTGCAGGCCGACGTTGCGGTGGCTCGCGCTTACGAGGACGGAGAACAAGCGTGGAAAGACATCGAATCCATCGGTGTAATGCGCCAAGCGATGATTGAACTCGGCTCGCAGGTGATTTACGGAACCAGCGTTGATTCCAAGGGCTTCCCTGGCTTGCAGGCGATTCACACCGCTTTCAACTCCGGACTCGTAGTTGGTGCTGGCGGTAGCACTGCTTTGTCCTCCGTTTACGGCATCAACACCGACACCCAAGGCGTTCAGCTCGTTTTCGGTTCCGGTACTACCTTTGAACTGGGTGAGTGGCGCATCGAAAATGTGGGGACTAGCTCGGTCTATCCTGCTCACGTTGCAAACTTGACCGCTTGGGTCGGGATGCAGGTTGGCAGCAAATACAGCGTTGGCCGGTTGAGCGCCGTCGGCAGCGACTCCGGTGCCGGTGTCACCGATGCGCGTCTGGCTGAATTGCTCAGTAAATACCCGGTTGGGTACCGGCCAAACTACTGGTTGATGAACCGCCGCTCGGCGTTCCAGCTCCAGTCAAGCCGTTCCACCGCCTTCTCCGCCCTCGGCAGCAAGTCCGCCACCGGTGCCGAAGTATTCGCTCCGTTGCCACTTGAGTCCAACGGTATCCCAATCGTCATCACCGACTCGATCGGTATCGCTGAGTAATTAAGCGCATCACATCTAAAGAATTATTACAATGGCTAACGAATTTTCTCGAAACATTCAGGACGCGGACCTGACCAAGGCTCGGCTTCTGACCGCCTCTGACGGCAACGTCCAGTCTCCTGACCTCGACCTCGGCACTAACTCAAAAGGGTTTTTCCCTGAGAATGCCGAAGTAGAAGTCTTGATCCCTGCTTTGACTGCTACGCAGCTCGCATCAGCGGACACG